ACGAAGAAGACATTAGTGATTACATAATTGATTACTCTGTTAACAGAACTCGTGATGTCCATTCAACGAGCCTCCCAGTTGGCGGTTCAGGCATTGCTAGTGTTGATTTGAATCTAGATAATACAACCAAGGTTTTTAACTTATTTAACACAAGCTCTACTTATGGCAAATATATGGTTAAAGACCTTGAGGTTGAGATATATACTGGCTGGAGAATCAAGAAGCCATCATTTGATAATATCAATGCCTCATATTTGACAACGCAATTGGCGGCAAATATATCCAACTCTTCATCTACATTTACTGTTTTGGATAGATCAGCCCTACCTGCTGGCGGAGCGGGTAATGAGTTTATTGTTATTCTAGATAAAGATACTCAGTCAGAAGAGATTGTGCTTTGTTCTTCTGTTGACTCTTCAAATGTTGTTACAGTTGCACAAAGAGGCTACGGCGGTTCTATAGCAAAATCTCACACCGCTGGCTCCAGCGTCAGATTCGATGTTTATGAGTATGTGAAAAATGGAACATTCTATGTTGATGAATGGTCAGTGAATACAGACATGACCGTGAGCGCAAACTTGCAGGACTGGACAAAGTTCCTTTCGGAAAGGACAATCAATTACGGGTTCTTTATGCAAAATGCGTATGTCGGTGATGCGGTAAAGAATCTTTTAATGAGAGCTAACTTCCCTAGCTCTGACATTGAGAAACTTAACTCTTATAAAAGAGGGGCTATTGAGAGGGGAGCTATCACCCTTTATTCATTTAATGAAGATACTATTGATCGAAGTGGAAACGACATTATCCCATCTACTGGGTTGCGTTCAAGATTTTGGGGGATGCCAGATAACAAGAAAGATGTTTCTGTAAAAGACATTGTTGCTGACGCTATAGACAAAGAATTGTCACCATTGGACAAAGCTCTTGGTGAAAAGAAATTTATATCCCCATCTAAAGTTGTTTTATCTAAAGATATTTCTGATTCAAACACATATGCTCTGAAGGTTACTGATTACCAGTTTACTGGTACAGACTCTAAAGTTTACAGTGATTATTATAATGGAGTTTTTGATGGTTACTATATACCGACAGACTCTGGTCTGCAAAGTTTAGTTGCGGTTATTGCTTATGGCGGGGTCAAGATTTATTTAGATGATGTTCTTATTTTGAACAGGTATAAATTAACCACTGTGTCAACTAGGTATCAATCAAGTACTGTTAATTTGACAGCAGGTGTTCCACGAAAGATAAGAATAGAGTTTTATCATTCTTTTAATAATTCAGGCGCTGCTTCTTTTAAATTGTGGCTGTACAAGGCTTTGAGCGGGGGCTCGGATGTTCTTGTTAATGCCTCAGAGTGCACAACTATTGTTGGGCTGGATGCTGTTGGTTCAAAAAACCCATCATCGAATATTGCTGTAGCCGATGCTTACAATCATAGAAATAATGCTGTATACATAAGTCTGCCGAAGATGAATCAACCAACTGGCTTGGTTTCTGATATAAATAATAAATCAATATTGTTAGAATCTAATGCTTATGTTAGAATCCCGTATCATGAAAGCTTTGATGTTGTAAACTCTAATAGTTATTTATATAATAATGAATGGACAATAGAGTTGCTTGCAAAATTCCATAACGGCTCGTTTAGCGTAGATGGAGAGTATGTCAGTAATTGGAATAATTCATCACCAACAACTGGATTTGAATTTTTTAATAACTCCAGTTCTCATGGTTTTAAAATAAAAACTTTAGCAAACTCAACAGTGACAACGGAAACTGTTTCATCCAATGTTGCTTTATCAAATAGTTCATTTCATCATTTAACTGTTTCATATGATGGAAGTTCGTTAAAGTATTATGTAAATGGTGATTTAAAAGATACTGAACCTATTGAGGGTGTCCCTATTGCATGGACTTCAAAAGATATTACGATTGGGGGTAGGGCGGCATCTTATTCTGCCGGGGCAGAAGTGCCTCCACCAAGTTTTAGAAGTTTTTATATTGATGAATTTGCTATATACAATAAATGCCTGACGAGTAGTCAAATGTCTGATCGGTACACAGAATCGGCTATGCAGCCATTGACAGAGTTTGGTTTCCTGTATGGCAATGACAACTCAATTCAGGAAATTATAAACAATATAACATTTGCCGATATGGGCAGGGTGTATGTAGATGAAAACGATAAAGCTAAGTATGAACATTTTTACCGCTTCTTTGAGCCTTCTATTGCTCAGCATGCCAATGTGCAAACTTCATTTAGTGATTCAACAAATATTATAAATGCTTCCTATAATGTCGCTCTACAATGTAATAAAGTTGTAATACCTATTGCATCAGTGCAAACAGCTTCTGGAACAGCACAGAGCCTCTGGGTAGCCCCTGACGGGTCTTCACTGGGCACTACTGAACTTACTGCCAATATGACATCCAGTTCAAATGTTGCCTATGTCTCAAGCACAAAAAATCCAGTGTTCTCAGACACAGGATATCTTAAAATTGGGGATGAAATTGTAAAATATATATCGAAAACAGCAGTGTCTTTTAACGGACTAGAGCGTGGTCAGTTTCAAACAACAGCGGCGACTCACTTAACTTCCAGTAAAGTTAAGGAGTCAAGGTATTATGATGTCAAGTTTGATAAAGCCCCAGCTTATAATATTAGAAGCCCTTTTGTGACTCAAATAATATTTGAAGAGCCGGACAAGATTGAAATAACAAAGTTTTTGCCGTATGCATATGGAGCTGAGTTGATCCTCTCAGCAACAGAAAACTCAATTGTTGGTGAAATTGCTATTATACAAGGAACAGACCCTATAACCCAGTACCCATATGCGACATCAATTGTCGGCACCGCAGTTTCTATAACAGAACAGAATGTTCAGGTTAAGGAGCAATCTGCTTCTACGAATGACAGTATTAAAAAATATGGGATTAAGGATTTGACTGTCCAAAGTCCTTTTATTACTGATGCAGTACATGCAAAAAAATTGGCTGATTTTATTATTGATAAAACACAAACACCAGTGCCTATTATAAATATTAGTATTACGACCATGCCCAAGATTCAACTAGGTGATAGAATTAGAATAACAACTTTATCGGCTCTTGATATCACCAACACTGATTATTGGGTTATATCTTATAATATGTCGATAGCTGATAATGTTACACAGAACTTGGTGTTGAGGAAAGTTTCTTAATGGTTAGTGAAAATACAATATTCTTCTATTCTGGTCGTGGTGGGCATTCTCATGATGGGGAGAATTCAAGCTTTATTGATACTTCTAAGTATTCTTTGTTTGATTTTTCTTGGGGCTTATTGGGTGATCCTGATAGACAGGCTTCGCAAGATCGTAATTACAATAGCTTTAAAGATTTTATTATAAATACTGTCAACCAATCAATTTTAAATCCGGCGGGGCTGGTTCTTCAGCCGGGTATTGTTAACGGTTCTGCTCATATCATATCTCGATCTTTAACGACTGAGCTTATAGCGGCAAATGCAATTACTGCGAATGAGATTCTGGCGGGGTCTATTACCGCAGATGAGCTGTCAGCAAATCTTGTTCTTGTTAATAATGTAATTAGAAGTAATAATTTTGATGGCAATATTGCAGCCAATGGCGTTATTACTAGCAAAGGAACTGTTGGCTGGGCTGTCTCGGGTCATGGTGAAGCCGTTTTTGATACAACTTTTATTAGAGGTTCCCTTGAAGCTTCGTCGGTCTCTACTCCAGGTATTGATATCGACGCAAACGGTAATCTAACTGCTAATACTTTCGCACTTTACGCCAATGGTGCGATCATAACATCAAGCGGTAATTTTAGCGTTAGTGCGTCTGGAAACCTAACGGCTAATAATGCAAACATCACTGGGACAATATACGCCACTGCTGGAAGCGTTAGCGGTGATTTAGTAAGCGGTGGAACAATTTCTGGCGTTGAGCTTGATATAGGTGCTAATTTTTCTGTTGATGCATCTGGTAATTTATTTGCACAAAATGCAGATATTTCTGGAGAAATAACTTCAATATCTGGAAGCATTGGTGGCTGGACATTAAGCTCAAATGCTATCTCTGCAGGCGGTGGTGGAACGCAAATTAGTTTGAATTCTAGTGCTCAACTGAATGCACAGTTTGGCGGCGTAACAACTGATCTCAATTTTCAAACAGATACTGCATATGTTTTCAGGATAACCGATGGCAGTCAGCTTATGAGAATCTCTCCGTTGCTAATTTCAGCGTCAGTCGGTGGTAGTTTTTCATACTTAGCAAATGATGGCATTGTTACAACTGGCGAGGTTAGTATGAATACTGGGTGGGTCACTGGCATTGGCATCGCATACCCTGGATGCACTACTGGTCCAGGTACTTCTAATTATATGGGGCTTGTTTGGGATAACCCAGATATACGAGGCACAGTTGATAATGTCGTATCAACTGTTCTTGGAACAGTATCGGATGTAAGATCAAAGTCGTATATTTTAAATGCAGAAGATACTTGGCTGAATAAATTATATGATTCATTAAGGGTCGTGTCTTTTAACCCAGTAGATTTATTAGATGAAGAAAATCTGCATTTATACCCAAGAAGACTTGGTTTAATAGCGCAGGAACTTAATGAGATTCTGCCTGATTTGGTGGTTTCGGCAAACCCGTATGATGAAGAAGCTTTCCTTTCAGTTAATTATCTTGGACTAGTTCCTTATTTAATACAGGCGGTTCAGGATCTAAACAATCGTGTGAAAGAACTGGAAAATGAGGTATAAATGAATAAAGATGAATTGACTACATATATTTATAATAATATGTCTCAATACAGACCGCTTAATTTAACTTTAGCAACAAAACATGCTGAAACATTCTGGAGAGTATTTGAAACTAAATTAGTATCAAACGATACGGATATTGCGGGTTTACTGGATGCTTTCATTGAAAAGACCTTTAAAAGACAATAATGAGGTATAATAGATAAATGGCTTACGAGAACTATTTACAAGTTTCCTGGACTGATGGAACACCTATCACTGGCGATAGATTACAACAAATGTCAACTAACACCCAACAGGTTAAGGAAGCTAATGAGGATTCCCCACAAGGTATCAAGAAACTTAAAAGTGTTACTTCAAATAGCGCTACTATCTCAGGCTTTGCAACGACTACAGAGATTATCTCATTAAAAAATGATTCTGGTACTGGTGGTCCTGATAACAGGGTTAGCGTCGATGCTAGCCGTTTCTATAAAGTAGTTCTTAATTTTACTGGTTTTGTTTTAACTGCAAAAGGTGCTGAGGATTCTCGTTACTTTGTTAGTTTGCATAGCGGTACCCATGGCAGTGCAAACTCTAAATTATACGAGGCAACCTTTACTCCTCCGGCAGGCATATTCGTTGACTCCGCAAATAGTAATACTATAACTTTAAGAAATGATGCTTACGATAATTTTTTTGGATCAGGAACAATTTCTACTGTCCTGCAATCAAACGCTTCTGGTTTTATAAATGAATCATTTTTTGCTGCGGTTAAGAGAGAGCAGGGCGCAAGCACATCTGGTGCGCCAGGTTATTATGTTCCCGCCTCATCCGGCTCTTATGTTCTTCAATTGTATGTTGAAGATGCGGGTGGAATTGCTTAATTGAAAGAAGTAAGGCTTGCCTCTCAAAGAAAAGATATTGAGTGGACAACGAAATTTGCTTCTGGTGAAGATAGTCCTAATTACAATGGCGGAAAGTATATCGATGATAAAGGTTATGTTCGTGTATTGAAGCCTGAGCACCCTAAAAACATTAGAGGCTATGCTTACGAACATCGGCTGGTTATGGAAGAATATTTGAATAGATATCTCCAAGCATGGGAGACTGTTCACCATATTAATGAAATAAAGGTAGATAATAGATTGTCTAACTTGTTTCTTTGTACTCCGCAAGAGCATAGTGCCCTGCATAAGGAAGGTAATAAGATATCGGCTCAGCATCGGGCTAAAATGAGAGAAACGGCTAACAAAGTTAAACCTCATACAAGAAAGAAAAATGCTGTTAATCCTGTAACAATTAAAAAAAGACTCCCGTAGCAACTTTCTG